ATAAATCAGAACCTAGTTTGAATAGCATAATAGCAGTAATAACTCTAGAAGCAATAGAATAGTCCATTCTTCTTAGATTTCTTTTATGTTTCATTGATTCTAGTGCGGGGTACAGATACGGTGTTGGATATGGAGAATCAGTTAGTACCTTACGCCTAATAATATTATCATTATCAAGTAAGAACTTCCTTTGCCCTTTTAGAATTTTGACTACAAATTCTGGGTAGTAAGCTTGATAAGTAATGTAAGCTTCTTTATCTTCTGTACCATCTGCATATATTCCTTTATTTGTAATAAAATAAACCAGTTCTTCTGGTATTTCTACAAAGTAGGACGGTTTATCTGGTAATGGGCCGGGATTGATAGTAACTGTATTAGGATCTCTCAACCACATACTTACTGGTAATACTAAAGTATCATATTTCTTTATACCCATAGTCTTTAGTTCAGCTTTAGTTACAGGAGCATATTTTATTTCTGGTATAACTAGCCCAGATAATAAGAACTCTAGCGCCATACTCTCAGCAAATTCACCAAGTTGGTCTTCAAGTGCTTCAAAAGTTCTATATTCATTATCTGATAAACCACTCTTAGTCATTTCAAGATCAGTTATACCAATATCTACTAATTTATTGCAAACAGTCGCCCCTAGTGGATCCTTTTTATAAAAAAATCTACATGCTTTAATAGCATCTTTGTAAGTATCTATATCCATACTTTCTAGTTTATCTACATCATCTGGCCCCCAAGGAGAAAGACCTGGTGATGGATACATTGCAGAAAGTGTAGCTACACTTGTTTTAGGTGTAACTAATTTCTGGCCTAAACCCATCCATGAAGTAGGTTTAGTCTCTTTCTTCTTTTCAAGTACAGGTGCTTGTGTTACTCTAATATCTAAGTCAGTCATCTTTTAATTCCTATAACCAACTGAAACTAACAAGTTTCTGTTTCTTTGGTTTATATGCTAAATATTCGTTGTTTAAATAATATGCTAATACTGCACATAAAAGTGCAGCAGTAAAGTGGTCTTCACCTCTTTTGCCACCCCTAGCTGTTAAAGTCTTATAAACTATTTCACCAGAAGTTGTTCTAGTATAAGTCATTCTTTCAAGTTCTACAATCATATCTAAATCCGTAGAAGAGTATGCTATCTTATGATTGTTAGAATAATCTTGTAAAATAGAGGTAGCAAAAGGTTTTGTTTTTTCCTTGATTTCTTCGCCATTAGAATCTATACCAATAACTGTAGAAGATGAAAAATCAATGGCTTGAATACGTTTTTGATAGTCTTTATTGGTATAGTCTATTCCTTCCATGAGATTTTGGACTAGTCCAACACCAGCACTTCCTTTATCTATTGCTATTGTAGATGGATTAAATTTAGTATCAAGAAAGTCTATTAGTTTTTCCTGTATGGGGTATGATACTTTATCCATTCTAATTCTACCATGAAATTTCAAGATACCACGAGAATCTACATAAAGAATAACTATGGCCGATGGTTCTGTATTTCCCTGAATTGCAACTCTTCCTTCCCGTCTTGTTACATAGAAACCTGTTTTTGTTTTTAGACAGTATATTTTGCCATCATATTGTATTTTATTAATATTATTATCTTTGAATAGCAAGTTTTCAGATCTTTTTGTGATACTAACTCTACCCATACCGTCTTTTTCACAAAAACCATATGTTGCAGCATAACCTAAAGATAACGCTAGTTGCTGTACTTGATCTAATAGTTTTCTAGAAGAACTAGTGTAAAGTGGTCCTCTAGTTTTGCTATTAATTCTACCTCCGTCTCCCATTAGTAGTGTTCTTAAAAATAACTCTTGTTCTTCTGTAGAACAATCAAATACAAAACCAGGTATTTTTTTATTCTGGGAATAAACACCACAATTTTCTCTGAGCCATAAACATAACTCTTTACAATGAATGGTCCAATCTATTTGTTGTTTCCCCCACATAGTCGTAAACTCTTTTCTGGTTACATTATAGGGAAGTTGTTTGAACATTTCATCAATTTTGTCTGAGTTTTCTCCTACTCTTTGTGTAATAGAAGATCCCCAATCGCAGCTTGGTGTTGCAGAACCTTCAGAAATAAACCAACCTAAAAATTGTAACCACACACTCATTTTTACTTTGGTATCTTTTTGTTCTCTATCTTCTCTATCACAATAGTAGTATGGTACAGTAAATGTTTCGGGTCCTTTTATTACAGGATTCTTAGCAGAAATTTTAACTTTAAAACGCTCATTCCTTAAATTTAGTAAATCTTCTGCTTTTAATTTTTCATATGCTTTATACTTACTACCATTTCCATTAGATATCCAAATAGAGTGTTTAGGAGATACACAGAAGTTTGTACTCTTTCCTTTCACTTCGAGCATTTCTCCTTTATAATCTTGTTCCCAAAGATATATAAAATTATCCCAAATTATCTCATCTTTTTGAGTATCATAACAAGCAACTATATCGTCTTTTTGTATATCTTCGTGTTTAACCCAACCTCGTTTAGTTAGAACATCTGTATCTGAAGAATAACAATAGCCGGTATCTATGCCAAAGATAACTTGCTTATTCTTTTCTTTTTCTGGTAATCCTGGAAATATTGCTAACTGTTGTCTATAATCAGACATGTTATCTTTTAGCTCGATACCATTGAGAACTAATCTATAAACAGGGTTATTTCCTACTTCAAAAGTTGATCTATCAAATAAAGCAAATATAGGGCGACCATGTTGTCCAAGGAAAAGATGTAAAAAATCTTCGCTATCTCTACCACCATATTGTTCAATTGCTCTTGTTTCATCCTCTGGAGTTACTCTTGGGTTTTGATAAGAAGATACTCTATGTTTAGTATAGCTTGAATTTTCCATGTCAACATGATAAAGAACATTATTCTCTCTTAGACCAGTAGGTACACCAGAGACGATTACTCTAAAGCCAGGTGTCCAGGTATTAATAATAGGTTGCGCTTCTAGAAATGTCTGCCAAGGAAAGTATCCTGCCTCATCTAAGAATACAATGGGTGTATGTAAACCAATTACATTTGCACCACTTCCAGATTGTCCGGCTATACGACAGATAAGTTTAGAACTATTTACTAAATCAATAGAATAATCAGAACTATTAATACCACCAGTAGGTTTAATAAAATGCTTTAGAAATGAATTACTTCTAAACAATCTTATCAACCCTGTAAAGACTGGTTCAAGATGTACCTTATTAGGAACAAGTAATGTTATATAGTCTAGAGGAAATAAATTATACACTAACATCCATGTTATCATAGAAGATAAACTAACCGTTTTTCCAGTGGCACGAGCAGTGCATAAAGAGACGTATGAATTGAAATCACAAACAATTTCTTTTTGATATTGTGTTAATTCAAATGTTTCTTCATAGGGTAGTTTATCTATATTACGAACAAACTCTATAAAAAGCACAGGATTTTTAAGAATCTCGTATGGAATTAATGACTCGGCGTCTACTTTTTCAACAAGGGGCATCTAGATGTACTTCCTTATTTCCTCAAATATAGTAGGAATTAGTACGTCCCAACTAAATTCCAACTTAACTTTACTTATAGTTTCTTCTGACAAAGGAAAGTATTCCTTTTTAAATATTGATACTAGTTGCTCTGTAATATTTTGATTTGGGTCAATAAATATACCAAAGTCTTTATACCATCTATAAGTAGGTAGATCAAGAACTACTGGTACTGCTCCACCAAATGCACCCTCTATACATAACATTTCAAAACCCTCTATTGCTCTTAAACCAGGAATGTATTGAACCTGTCCTAATACATAATTTAAACCAGGATCTTCTTGGTGAGGTAGATGCTTATAGTATATATTATCCCAATTAAAATCTGCTCCTGTATGAACCATGAAGTTATTTGTTTTCTTACAGGCTTCAAAAATCTTATCTATATACTCAGTTTCAGCAATGTAACCAGTAGTAAATGCTTTAGCTACTCTATTCTTATGTACATCGAAGAATAAATTCTTATCCGCTCCCAAAGGGAAAGATTTGAAATTAAACTGTACATTAGTATAGTCTGATAGATTATGAAAAGAGAATGTAAAGGCTGCTTTCTCCCATAATTCAGGCCATTTCTCATAACCAGATGTAAAATAACATGCCTGATTCATAATTAATTTCTTACCATCAGCCAGAATCTTCTCACAAATAGGTACTTCACCTGCACCAACTATGGGTACAATCACTGCTTCTGCTTCTGGATAGCCTACCCACTGTATATATTCTGGAGAATAATTACGAAAAGCCTTCTCTATCCTATAGAAACTTTGAGACCAGGACTTATTGAAATACGAGCAAATCTTTATCATCTCAACCTAACCTTTCCTTTGGTATTGCATAACAAACTAAATCCCAACAATATTCTGAATAACGTCTTAGATATAAATTATAGTCTGGATTTAACTCT